AACTTAAACCATTCACCTTTACGTTTATCTGCTTTCTTTCCGCATAAAGTATGGGCACGTAGTTCTGCAACACGTCTATCGTTAAAATATTTCTTAAACTTTAATTTAAAATCTCTTAGTGGACTAGAGGTTTGATATCCTTTACATCGGTCTTCAGCATCTACAGCCATACCAATTTTTATCCATCCTTTCCAAGCTTTATTAGTTATAATATATACTTCTCCTTCTGTAGAAGATTCATAGTTTTTAAGAGAACTAAATGCAGCATCGTCAAAAGTTTTATAGTTTCCTGCTTTGTATAAGGGATGTGATTGGGATATATATTTACCATTAACTCTCATAACTTTATCAACTCTGTTGCGTAAAGTTTGAGCTCTTTCTCTTACGTGGTTTCCACTTTTTAAACTGGTGCCAGTTTCCGGATAATAATACCACCATTCCCCATCTACAAATTTATATCTTTCTTGGTGTCTTATATACTTACCCATTGGGTTTTTAGGTATATTAATGTGTTTCACTCCAGTTCCCTCCTATCTTGTATTCGCCATCTAAAGGACAACGAAGATTAAAATATTCTCCTGACTTTATTATACTCTCAACTGCTAATCTTCCTATAAAATCAGCTTGACTTTCTTTTACTTCTATCTGCCACTCATCGTGTATGTTAGCTACAAATTTATATTCAACGCTATTTAATTTTAATACATCATCTAACAGAACAAGTGCCTTCTTCATTATGATAGCACCTGCTCCCTGTAGTAATGTATTGAGTGCTGAGTGTTGGTTACGTACATACAGCTTCCTACCGTCTAACCCTTTGAGATATTTTTTTGCTGAAGCTCTTTGTACTCTGTCTCTAAGAGATTTAAATGTAGGTTTATTATCAAAGAAATATTGTCTAGCTCTTTTACCATCTGCTGTACTTCCTCCAACCACTTTACCAAGCTTCTCATCTCCTGCTCCGTACATGAGTGCATAGATGAATGTCTTTGCCTTATCTCTAGATTCAAGCTGTGCAAGTTTTTGATTAGAGGCGTGTATGTCTCCATTAATAATTTCATTTGTGTATTCCTCATCATTCATATAGTGTGCTAACATTCTAATCTCAAGACCAGAAGCATCCACACCTAGTAAAATATTATTGTCGTCAACAATCCAACAAGCTCTACACTCTTGTCCATAAGGACTGTGAGAGCTAGGAACTTGTGCCATGTTGGGACTCCTATGTGTCATTCTACCGGTGATAGCACCATTAGGTATCACGAAACCATGTACCCTGCCGTCATCTTCAGTAGCTTCAATCCAAGAATCAATCTGAGCTATACGCTTTTGAAGTAAAAGGAACTGTGCTATTAGGTTAGCTTCGTGTATATGTGTGATAGCTGATAAAGTTTTCTCATCTACTATGGGTTGACCTGTCGGTGTAAACCTATCAGGCTTCCAACCAAAGTCTATTAAGTATTCTCCTATCTGCTTTCTTGAACCAAGATTAAACTCTTGTAAAGACTGTCTCATAAAAGGACTATAGTCTAGAGTGTTTAAACATCTTGCATACTCATCGTCAGTAAGACCACGTTTAGATAGCTCTCCATCTTTTCTTATGTAAGGAGTAACAAGCTTATCGTCTACCCACTTAGGTTTAAACGTGCTATGAACTTCATCTTCTATGGTTTGTTTCTTTTCTCTTAGCTCTGCAAGTAAAATTAATCCATGTTTAGTATCAAACTTAAAGCCATTAGTTTCTTGTTGTTTAATAATGTCAGCTATTCTTTGTTCAATGCTAATACATTCTTTACCAAACCCTTTGCTTTCTTTACGTAGCTTGTAGTATACTGCTGTATTTAATTCTACATCTCTTATACAATAGTTAAGCATGTCTTCAGAATAGTTAAGGTAATCACTAAAGTCTATCTTATGATAGCCTAACTTATATCCCCACTTTTCTAAGCTATGACCACCTTCTCTATTAGGATTAAATAGTCTGGACAATACAAGAGTATCTATGACTGGTATATCAGAAAGGTCAACATCACTAAACTTATGTACCACGGGTATGTCGAAGCCAATGATGTTGTGTCCAATTAAAGTATCTGCTTTAGCTAAAAATCTACAGCCAGTCTGTATCTTATCCGGTGGAAAAGTATAGATAGTTTTTGTGTCTACATCTTGTGCAACTATACAATGTATCTTTGTTGCTTTAAGGTCGTCTGTTTCTATGTCAAATACTAAGTCCATTAGAATGCTTCTCCTGTTGAATCATCAAACTCTATGTCATTGTTATCTACTTCTGATAGTCTACCTGTATCTGAATCATATACTACACTACAAGCCATGCCTACATCACCTGTGTATCTAGATTTTAATACCCGAAGCTTAGTCGTCCTTGCTTCTTCAGGGTCATCAGACTGTTGGTTACGTTCTAATGCTATCACACAATCACTTAGTTGTCCAATACTATTTGAACCACGAAGATGTGATAGTGATACTTCAATACCGTTCTCATGTCCTTTGTTACCATCAACTCTACGTAAGTGAGAAACTAAAATGATACCAGCACCTGTCTCTTCTACCAAACTTCTAAGCCTAGTCATAATAGAATCAATAGCTCGTCTTTCATCTCCATCATGTACTGCACTAACTAACATATGTAGATGGTCTACTACCACCCACTTGCAGTCACACCCTATAATCATAAAGCGAAGCTTAGTAAAAATATCATCAATGTCATTCGTGCCAAAGTGTGAGTGCACCCATACTCTATTACGATTTTCTCCGTCATAAAGTATATCAAACATCTCATCAAGTTCTTCTTTAGAAAACTTATCACGTTCTTGGTCAACGTATAGTCTAGCGTTAGCTTCAATAGATAGGATACCATCAATGGTTCTTCTCCAATCTTCTTCTAATGCAATGATACCTACGTTGTCATTCGTACTTTTAATAAGATGATGTTCAAGTTCTCTAGTTACACTAGACTTGCCGAGACCTGTGCCACCTGTAAGGGTAACAAGTTCTCCTTGTCTAAGTCCATATAACTTTTTGTTAAGTCCTTCATAAGGATAAGGGACGCTTTCTTTTCTTTCACGATTGTGAAACTTCTCACGCTGTTCTGAAACATTTATTACACCAGAAGGTGTGTAAACTTTTGATGCCCACCACGCTTCAACAAACTCTTTATGTTTATTAGAACGTAACATATCATTAGCATCTTTGTAGCCATGTGGTAGTGTAAGTATCTTAGCCTTACTAGGTTTAAACAGTCTAGCAACTTTAATAGATGCTTCCTTACCTGCCTTGTCATTATCAAAGGAAATGATTACGTTCTCAAACTCTTCAAAGAACTCAAGACTTTCTTTTATATCACGTACTGCACCTTGAGCACCACGCTTGATGGACACTACTGCCCACTTAGAACCTAAGAGTTCATAAGCAGACATAGCATCACACTCACCTTCTACAATGGTAACATACTTGCCACCTTTAAATAACTGCTGACCAAATAAACCTGTATCATTATAAGTTCCAGAGACAAAGAAGTCTTTACTCTTTACGTTACGATACTTAGTAGCTGATAGCTCATGCCCATTATAGTATGGGTACAAGTGCTTGACTACATTTCCTTGTAGGTCATGTACGCATTTAACTCCATACTTAGTAGCAGTTGCTTGGGTTATTTTTCTATCTGTAAGAGCAGAAAATTTCCCTTCGTCTACCATATCAGGTTGTTTAGTCGCTGTTGTTGTTACTGTTTGCATATCCTTTCCTCCACATGCGTTAATATAACTAGGCATAAACTCACCACAACTGAAACACTTTGCTGAATTATCTTCGTTAATTCCAACAGCATCACTACTGTTACAAAGTGGACAGGGTTGGTGTAGTTTATCCCACGTCTTATCCATGTTAGCCCTCACTATGTTTAAACCTCTTCAGGTGTTTCTTCTTCTACAGCTTCCTCATCATCTTCAGGTGTCTCTACTATAGCTTCTTCAGCATTCTGTAGTAACAACTCAAGATTGTTTTGATGTGTACCTGAAGCAAAGTTAAGTGCTTCAACAAGAACATTCAACGTACCTATCTTACTGATAGACATGTTGGCATTAGCTCTTGCGTTCTCATCTTCAATCATAGTAGTATCATATACTACCTGACCATCATCTTTAGTAATAGTAATAATCATTATTAAAATTCCTCGTTATCTTCGGTGCTACCCTCAGAGTATTCAATTAAATCAGTAACCTTTACTGCTATTAACTCAGCAAACGTACCGTACTTTCCTGTATAGGGTTTAATCTTTACAGTTCCTACCGAACCATTACCAACACTAACATCTAATTCGTTGCCGTCTCCGTCAACTAACTTAGGTGCAGGATTAGTAGTCCCGTCATGTTTGATAACCTTTCTACTAAATGAGAATGCTGGTTCATCATACTTAGCTTGACCATCTCTGGTTCTTACTTGTGATAAACCTAGACCCTCTAGTCTAGTAGCTGTATCGCTATCTGTTAACACCACTACGCCATACTTATGTGGTTCAAACTTTGTGTTTGGTGTGCTAATATTAGCCCACATAAATTTTCCTTCTATATACTCATACATATAATTCCTCCATTGGTTGTATTAAGTTTTGCCATTGTAACAAAATCAAACTTGTTTGTCAAGTCTTTTCTGTCTTCTTCTTGCATTGTTCCTATCCTTTGTAAATTGGATAGAGGATTGCAAGTCTTCCCATAGCTCGTTTAAACACTCTTGCTTTTGTTCCTTGTTAAGTCTAGTTACAATTTTTATATCAGACTTCTTAGGTATCCAAGTATCCCAGTATGCTTTGTCCATGTCTGTCCATGTCCAAGCTATCTGCTTGTCTAGTGTCGTTGATTTAAAATACAAATTCATATAGCCCTCCAGCTTTTAAAATTAAAGAGGTTATTTTTGAGTGATAACCAGCACTACAAATCAAGGTGGCGTTGGCTCAGAAAACTCTAAGCACTAGCCACAAGTGGGTACTTTAAAGTGATACCCAGCACTTTACAAGGGAAGGTAATTGGTTTAGTTCTCATCCCATTTCATCTACAACTTCTTCAAGGAGAACTTATCTATCCAGAGAAGTTTTTACAGTAGCTCAAACACCTTGTAAAAATTAGTCTAGTTTTTGTGGCACGAGACTAGAAACTCGCACGATTAAATCGTATGCCTTCAGGTTCAGGAAGGTTAGTTGAGGGCTACACCCTTAGACATACCTTAAAAACAAGGGGCTATTATACCACTACACTCCCTATTTGTCAAGCAGTATATCATCAAAAGTTACTATAGTTTCATCTAACAATCTAACATGAAACGTTTGTTCCTTACTCCACCTAGTTTCATACGCTATCTTATCTTCATATAACTTAGTGTTGTTCTTAGCTACCCACATCTCAAACTTTCTATACTCATCAGGAGTTAGTTCTTTGAACCCTTCATCTACTCCCATTAAAAACCTCCTCTAAATAAATGCTTTAACATTTTTATTTTACTAGGTGATAGGTGTTCTAAATTTTCTGGTACTTCAGCATCAAACACATCATCACTATCTTCATTAGTATCTATCATAGGTGTATTATCATAATGATTATCTACAATATTATCTATATTAATTTCTATATTTTCTTCCATATTTATTCCTTATATTTAATTTATTATTATTCATTCTCTCAAATACTATTAGATTGTATCATACTTTTAATCTAATTACAAGTCTTTTCTTCATAATGTTTTGCCATCTTGGTTAGTTCTTTAGATGACATAGCGTTTAAACATTGTGTAGATAAGAACCTTATAACCATAGAAGGTATATCACCCCCTACTGGGTGTTCGTAATAGAACATATAGTTATCAGTTACATAGTTTAAACAGTCTTCAAGTAAATCATCTGGTATCTTCAACACTTCTTCTTGAACCATATCATATATCTCGTCTACAATCTTTTGCTCATACATCTCTATCCCTGCATTACTCATCAAGCACCTCCCAATCAGAGTTTAATACTTTTACTTCATCTGCCCACTTATAGTCTGGGTCGCCCGTAGCACCTTGATGCTCAGAGGAACTGCCGTCCTTGTAGATTACATGTAATGTACCCCACTTTATCCAGTAGTCTTTTACATTACCCCAGTCTATCTCCTCTTCCTCTATGTCCCACTCTATTGTATTAGTGTACCACGCTTCTAAGTATTTTGGTTTAATCTTTTCTTTATCATATTCTTCGTTCAGTCTATCTGCTTCTTCATCAGTTATTTTTATATCACTCATCATCCACCTCCTCATATCCACATTCTATTAAGTATTCTTTGAACTCTTTATCAGACATATCTTTGACATTATCTAACATAACATCATAAGCTATTTGATATAAGTCTTTCCAAGCCATATCATCAACAGTATTTTCTGCCCATTCTTCTTTAGTTCTACTCATCATTCACCTCCTGTTTAAACGTCCTCTCCATACTTAACCTCCTTGATTATATCTTGCATCATATCATCATTGAACCACATGGTCAAGCCTCCTTGAATGTTTTTCTTAACGATATATCCTATGGTATCTAAGCCCTGTTCCTTGTACACTACTGGCAACAGTCCTCCTAATAGTCCTGCTTTATCTAGTGCGTTCTTCACGTCTATCTTTGCAAAGTCATATGCATTAAATACTCTACTCATTGTCTAGCTCCTTTAACTTCTCGTCTATAGTTCCAATCAAAGTCTCAGCACTTGAACCTTCTAACATATCCCACGCATCACTATCTACAATGTGTTGAAGTGTGCTTTGTATATCTTCTAATAATTCTTTCATAGTTTCTCCTGTAGTTATCTGTATACCTTAACATTTAATTTCATAAAGTTCAAGCCAAGTCCTTGATTATCTGTATAGATATTGTACTTGTTTAAACGGTCTCTCGCATAAGTCTTCACTCTAAATTTAAAGCCTAAGACATTGATGTGCCGAAACTTTTTCTTTGGTGTGAACCTATCTCTATATATTTTTAACATATTTTTTTCTCCTTTTATTATAAGACTGCGTTTAAACAATCTCTTTATTTTTTTCTATCATCTTCCCACTCAACCAAACATTACCTAAGTTGTCAATCATTTCCTTATCCATTCTAAATAAAGAAGCGTCTGCAAACTCGTTAAACCCATCAAGCAATATCTTACCATTACTTCTGCTTAACTTTTTATCATCCATTAATTCTTTTATAAAATTTCTTATTCCCCATACATCACCTAAAAGTTTGTCAGCTGTAGGGCTTAACATCTCTGTACCTTTTAATCTTTTCATATTTAATTTTCCTATTGTTGTTAAATTATAATTACCTTACTATACTTTTATATCTTTGTCAATACTTTTTTAAATTATTTTCTTGAAGGTACAAAGTGTTTAACTATTCCAGCTTCTTCAAGCTGTTTAAACGCCCCTGCCTTAGTTCTCTTTAGTCCATAAAAATATTCTTTCACCACTCCGAACGCAGATATCCTACTCATTTTCATAGGGTGATTTTTAATCTCAAACTCCAAGCCTATTAAAGCCGTTGTTAGTCTCATGTTATCCATGCCGTCTAACATATAGCCACCTTCTTCTCCTGCTACCCACCTTTCTCCATTTAATTCTAACATATTTTTTTCTCCTTTTATTAATTACTATAGTCTCTCAAAAATTAATACCACTATCAACGCTAGTATAAAAAACAATCCCATTGTATAACCTGTAAATGTTATCATGTTTAATTCCTCATTCTCATAAATGATGTAACTTTAAAATTACATTC